GCTGTAATAAACTCCGCTCTCAGTCGATACAGCAGGCGTGTGACGCATCCCATAAGAACCGTAAGCCTGCCATGTTGCCACCACCGCATTTGCTCCGCCTTGTGCAAAATAGCCAGTTGTGACGCCACCTTCGAGGGATGGATTGAGTACAAGGTTGGTTGTCGCTTCAGGGATAATGACGCTGAATGCGCTCTTATCCCCGTACAATTCATAACCGACAACCGGCTCTGGATATTCTGCGTAAACTCTGTCTCGTCTGGATACCATCTTTACCCCGCGAGCATTTTCATCATTGCGAAAGATTGTTGTACAGTCTGACTTGACTGTTGAGTGGTGAGGTTCAAGTTATACGATGTCGAATAATCGTAATTGTAAATCGACGGGCCGGCGCTTACATTCTTAGGCGTAATCGTAACCCGTTCACCCGCTGAAGCAGTAGCCATTCCGCCCATGTTGAAACCCTCGAAACCATAACCATCAGGAATAACGAAAGAACCCCCTTTGGCAAACTCTGTTTCTCCTGGATATGGGGTAAATGGCGTTGTTGAAGGTGTCAGACCAGGTATTTTTATGGACGGCAAACTAGGCATGTTGTCAATCAGGCTCTTCATACTTTTCAGCATGTCCAGAATTGAAATAAGCGCAGTCCTCATTGGTCCATTGAAGAAGTCTTTCAGCGGAGTTAGGACGTCAAACTGTAATCCTGTGAAGGCCCCGCTTACATCAATCTTGATAAGCTGTCCCAATCCTTCCCATGCCTTGTATAAAGCGCCTGTCAATAATTCATTGAGAGGTGCAATCGCTTTATCAATCAAGGTTCCAATAATATCCTTGACCGTCGTAAAGATCGGGACAACATAATCATTCAGGTAAGCAACAACATCCTGCCATCCCCATTTGAGTTGAAGTAGTTGGTTCTGGAAAACTAATGTAGCTCCAGGCAATTCTTTATTCATCTGAAGGACAACCCCATCAAATGCAGTCTTGACAGGTCCATTGATGTAATCTACCAATCCGCCCATAGTTGTCTGATACGTGTCCCATGCTTTCTTGCCAGCATCGATCGCCTTTGGTACAAGGCCTTCAACGTATTTTATTACCGGGTCCCATACCGCCTTGGAATTATCTCTGACCCAATTCCATGCAGTTTGGATGGACGGCGAGAACTGAGTATCCCATGCGGTTTTGAGAGTGGCGATACCTTTGGGAATTTCAATCGTTACCCAGTCGTATAATTTTTGAGCGATTGGAAAGACGTTCGTTTCTATCCATTTCCATGCCGTAACCAGATTATTATAAAAAATATCGATATTCTTTTTGATGTTTGGATCGTCAAGCATATGCACGACCTTCCAGGTAAATCCTTCGACAATGGGCAAAACCTTTTCCATTATCTGATTTCCCAGTCCGGTCCATGCCAGTTTGAGCGTTTCTATTGCGATATTGTTTCTGACAACTTGCTCTGGATCAATCACAAGGCCCATTTCCTCAGCCTTGCGAATATATAAATCCATGCCGCCATTGGCTGCCGCGCCTAAAGCATCGCCCATTTCCTTTCCAGACTTGCCAAAAATATCCATCATCAAAGATGTTTTTTCTAGGCCATCTGGCATATTCCCGATCTTATCAGCGACTAATTGGAATATTTTGGTTGCAGGTAAAATCTTGCCTTTTGCATCCTGAAATTTAATACCTAATCCTTTGAGCGCCGTTCCCGTTGGGCCTAATTGACCTTTGGCATCGAGCAAACCAGCCGTCATTTTAGCCATTGCTCCGGTCAATTGTTCGCTTGACCCGCCAATTGTTTTGAACATGGTTTGTAAGCCAGCGCTTTCTTTGGCGGTCGTTCCTAGAATATCCCCGATGTCATCTAAGCCTTTGCCCCAATCCATCGTAGCCTTGAGCGCATCCCCCAATAAATCAGGGATCATCCCTACGCCTTTGCTTACAGCATGAAACAGAGCTTGACCAAACCCTTGAGCGATACCATCTGCCACTTTACTGAGAGACCGACCCAATCCGGTTGTCTGATCCTCAGCCCGTTTCATCGTGGAAAGGAATTGAGCTTCGCCCTCTGTGACTAATTTTGCTCCAACTTCTTCAAGTGACATTAGCGTCTACCTCGTTTTCCTTTCCTGTTTGCTTCTTTGTGCGCTTCATTTGCGGATACCGCATCGATCATTTTAGCCGTTTCGTAAGTGGCAACAAGCCGACTTTGCTCCATTCCATCCTTGTCAATAAATTGTTCAAAAGGTATGTTACTCCAGTGAGCCGCCATGCGCCAGTGAAATTCTTCGCTGTATGTGATGTGACTACTTGGCACAAAGTAAGACCAAATATCGCGCCCTTTATATTTAGCCGCGAAAGGAGCGCTTCGCCTGTTCGATTGCCTCCTGAGTGGGTTGGCTGCGCTTGATGATCGCGTCAACCAAATCATTCATATCTTCTTTGGATCCAACGCAGATACGCAGAATGTAAACCAAAATATCATCTGGTTCATTCAATGGATAGCCTGTGCTTTCCAGGATGAACTTTCGATAATCGTCAACCTGTTTTTTCCAGTCATCTCCTTCAAGCACGACGGCACGATTGATGATGACCTTTTGTACCAGAGCGTTTAATTTTCGTTCGTGCTTGTCCATTTCAGACAGATAACGAGGATCGCTGTAATTGGCTTCCATGACCTTTCCGCGCGGTTCACCATAATCAACCTCTTGCTCAGGCGGTAATGGTTCTGGCACAGATGCCCGCACATCGTCCACAACCATCGGACTAACTTTGTTGATCTTGACGGTTATGCCCGTATCCTTGAAAGTAAAATCTGTAAGCATTGGTTTCTCCCTCCCGGTGGAGAATAAGATTATAGTTTTTGCGACACGCCGAGCAATAGCACCCCATCATTGGCAGAGGTGATACCCGCGATTGCTACATTGTTGACATTGACCGCACTATCATTCGATTGTGGGAGCGCGATACGCTTCGCATAGTTGAAGGTAGGCCAATTGACCACGCGCCAGCCCACATTTGTCCATGTTACGCCGCCGTCCAGAGTGAAGAATAGGCGAGCGGTAGGAGTGGCGTTACCATGGAGCATATAACCGATTTCTTCAGTTGCAAACTGGATATCGAATACCTGTCCGGTTCCTTCGCCTGCAAAACCTTTACGCGTCCAGGTCTTCCCACCATCGAGCGTGTACCAGATGTATCCATTGACCGATCCAACCCAGAAACGCCGCTGATCGAACAGGAAGCCGGCTTGCAGTCCTGATGTGGTTGGGGCTACCTGAGTTGTCGCCCAAGTGGCGCCGCGATTGGTGGTACGGACGACTGTGCCAGCTGCGCCGACCGCGAGGAGCGCATCCGCCGATCCATAGATGCGGGATAGATTTTGAGTAGTTGCCGCGCCAGCCGAATTGACGACCACGCCGCTTGTGATATCGGTTGACTTGTAAATGTAACCAGCATCGCCACAGAAAAAGACCTCGCGAGGCGTGAGCATGAACATTGAGCGCGGTTGTGCGCTTGCCACAAATCCGGTAGTGACTTTCGTCCATGTCCCTGGAATACCCGTGTCAGGATCGATGTCAGCCCAGTAATACCCGCCTTGAGTGGCGCTTGCCGCAGTGGGGGATAGGACAACCAGCCGACTTCCAACAACTTCGATATGGTTCGGGTCTTCAGTTGCGCCTATCCCGGTGATGGAAGCCTGCGCCCAGTTTGCACCGCCGTCAACCGTGTAAATCAATTCGGCGGGTAGACCTGGTGAACCGCCAGAGCTGCGCGTGATCGCGTAAATCTGTTTACTGCCATCGTTTTCAGGGCCGCAGTTACCGCAAGTTTGACGGTTGCCATAAGTCACGTCGAGTACTTCCCGATCAATCAGGGTGAGCGCATTGTCACCAAATCCCAACGGGCCAACCGGGTAAACATCACTGAGTGAAACAGATAAATCATCGCCAATCGGATTATCATCCGAGAATGAAACCCGGTCACCTAAATTCTTTGTGGAGATTAGACCCAGGCTGTAGACTAGCATGTAATCTGTCACGCCGTTGTACATATCGGACAAATCCATACAGGTTCCGGTGACTTCATATGCCGTAAACGGGCAATTCTTGAAAAGCTGCCGGGGTAAATATCCGTGCTTTTCGTAGAATGTCAAAGTGGCCGTTGCCAAATCAGGCGCGGTTGACATGCGCCCGATATTCTTAAAGCGTTTGGCCGTGGATGGATCGCCCACGTTGATTGGGTCATATCCGCCAGCTTCAGGAAGTTCAACCCCGGTAATCGACATATACTGGGCATCCTGTCCGGCAAATGCAACAGGGTTATTAGGACGCGGGCCGCCCCATTGGATATAAGCCCGTTTGTGTTGCTGAGTTACAATTTCATCAACATTCAGCTTAGGCATGTTTCAACTCTCCTTTTATGCCAGAGTACCGATTACACGGGCCAGGCTTCTAAATTGCTGCCACGCGTAGATATGACCCCTCCGAGTACCCAGAGGGTTATTCAAGTCGTCAGTCTTCATCTGATATGTTTCAGGGCTGTTGATCCGAGAAATATCGAATTGCCAATTTGACCATTCTCGATTGGCTTGATCACACGCGCAAATACGCCTGGTCATTTCAGCACAGGCGAGGCGTGCAATCAATACTTGCATGGTCTTTTGCATATGATACTTGTTGTCCAATTCAGCGCCGGCAAGGTAACGAATAAGAACCTTGTCAGGTTCGCTACAGGCTGTAAAGCATTCCCCCGGATGATACCATGTTCCCGTGACTGTATTATAGACCGCTTCAGCCGGGGTTACAATCCCATTGTTCGCATCTCGAATACCAGCATGGGCCGTCACCCAACCTTCAGCGGATGGATCGGTTGAACTGTTGTTAGAATTGCACCAGCTACAGGGTTTACTCTCCCAAATCAGCGCGGCTTGACTGTCGGTTGTGCTTACCAATCCATCCCGGTTGGTATATCTGCGGTAAACATCGCAAACAGAAATGAATTTTGTATCATCAGTTGGATCAATCGGGTAACTTGTCTTGCTCTCATAAAGGTTTGGTTTCACGCACAGCCATCGCTTACCGTAAATATTGATATTTCCGCCGCCCGCGATGACGTTGACAGGTTCAATCCGATATCGACCTGCGATTTCCTCAGTCCCAATAATCTGATCGCCGTCAGTAAAGCACATGATAACTTCGGATGGATCGACGGATGAAGGAACTGTTACCGAGAATGTTTCCTTGATCCCGTCACCGTCATAATCTGTGTAGGTAATTGGCGCACTCTGGGCGATTGAAGTAAATGCTTCCACTCCGATATTCTGAATGTAGCCTTCGTCGAGCTGGACATTAATCCAATTGCCACGAGTATCGAGCCGGGATAATCGGGAAAGCGCCTGGTTGAGATATCGCGGCCATGGTTTCTTGGCTTCGCTGTACTTTGGAGCCGGCCAATAATCCAGATTATCGAATGCGATCTTCTCCGCTGTTTCGATTGCGGTACGGATATCGGATCTCCCAGCCTCATCTGTTCCCTGCCAGCCATATTCATAAACGATTGGATTACAATTCGAAGTGACAGGGATAAGGGTAGGATGCGATATTCCCCAAAAGTGAAAAGGATTGTAACCGATGATTTCGCGCCAACTATCCAGAGGTAGTAAATTCATCCAAAGTACCTCCATACCATAAAACTGATTGTTGCGATCGCGCCCCAAACCAATAAGAATTGAGCGACGAGGAATGAGTAGAATGTAGCGATGAAGATCGTTGCAACAAGGCCACCCCAAAAGCTCGTACAGCTAAAGCAGTGTAATCCTTTTCCGACCCAATTTGATACTCCCGCCCAATTCCTAAACGTTTTGAAGATGTCAAATGGTCCATCATCCCCATCCTGGCTGATCATGTGAGCCGCCTTATAATTCGCCAAACTGGCGATAATGATCCAAACGGCCAGATCAATCATCCTCAGCCCCTTCTCTGTACGCCTGGAAGCGAGTTAGGCACGCCTGCTACCATGGTAGATTGCATTTCAGGTTGCGTCTCGATCATGGGTCGTTCATCCCCTGATCCTGGAGGCTGGATAACGCGCCATGCACCAGTCGATACCAGTTTGCTTACGTCCTCTTTTGGAGCATTGATGTATTTATGCAATTCATCCGTTGCGCCATAGTAACTCCGCCCATTGGCTTTATATTCGACCGGGCCAGAATATCGGCCAGTGTATTCCAGTCGGACCTCATTCGGAAGTTCTGCAACCGTGATGGTTTCGCGAGGTACTAAACCTAACGCTCGTTTTGCATCCAAAATGGCCGAGCCACCATTCCCACAACATGAAGGCATTTGAACTCCTTTGTATCTTTTAGCAAACTCAGCGTTCAACTTGTCAGCATTGGCTTGACTAATTTTACGCCGTTCGCCTGTGTCTACCCTATAATATAGCACGGGTTGACGTAAAAGCGAACCGCAATACCCCTTGACCGCCAGCTTCATGTAAAAGTCGTATTCTTCCCACCCGATTAGAGTTGGATCAAATCCTTTGACTTCACGTGCCCATTCAGTCGGCACAAGCGCGGTAACTGCGTGCATTACCTGTTGATCGCGGTACGCTTCACGATCATATGGCATGATTGATTTTGCAAACTGTCTGCCGTCTGCGTGAACTTCCACATGATCTGTAAAAACATAAGCGTTTGTTTTCACGAACTGTTGGAGCATGAGATCAAGCGCGTCAAATCTCAGCCAGTCGTCTGCGTCAAGAAACACGACGAATTTACCACGGGCGCGTTCCAATCCAGCGTTACGGGCTGCGCCCGCGTCTAAGGGTATTGGCATTCTCGCAAGTTTTATGAACGGGTATTGTTTTATCAATGGGCCTGAGAAATAATCCCACTGTTTGACGGTATCGTCAACCAGGATCAATTCCCATTCGCGGATGTTCTGACCGATCACGCTCTCGATTGCATCTTTCACAATCTCTTCGTGGCCTGGTCCGACTGGAATAATCACACTCACCAACGGATTGAGGTAAGACCTCACCAGAGGCACATAGAACGATGGAGCCGCCATTGGATAAACCTTGTCATGTATCCATGGCTTGTTGTCATTGATGGGTACGTAGGTCTTTGTGCGGCTTGCCGATCCTTCATGCCCTCGATACCAGAACATCGTTTCAGGCGTGATCAATTCAGCCGTAAAGCCTAAAGCCAATCCATGCACCCAGAACTCAGTATCTTCACCGGGTGCATACTTTTGCTTATACCCGCCGCATCGCTGCCACATCGACTTGCGAAACATTGAGCCGGATGGGATGCAGGTCGGAGGAGGTACGGCTTCTTTCGTTTGGATTTCCCATGAGAATTCTCTCGACGTTCCAAATCCGGTATCTTTTCCGTTTTGGTCAATGTATTTTACGCCGGTATAAGCAATCCCCAATCCTCGATCCCATTCCATGCGAGGTTTCAACGCCTGGATAAACTCAGGGCCAATCATATCGTCTGCGTCCAAACAAACGATGAGAGGAAAACGGGCAGCGGAGATACCGTTATTCCTTGCTGCCGCGACCCCCTGATTTTTCTGTTCAATCAGCCTGATCTTTCCAGCCTTGGAAATGGGTTGTAAAACTTCCAGACTGTTGTCTGTGGAGCCGTCGTCCACCACGATAATTTCATCGGGCCTGACTTGCTGCCATTCACACGATACAACCGCGTCACGTACCCAGTTCCCATAATTGTAGTTAGTGATGACCACCGATACACCGGTGGGTTCGGGTTCTTCAGCTCGTTTGAAGAGTTCATAGTACCTGTCCATGATCTTCGGCCAGTCGTATTGTTTGGCAAACTCGCGCGCATTTGCGCCAATCTCGGATCGATGCGCTCTCAGCCAAGATACCCCATTCATGAGACCGTCAATATCTCCAGGATCGACCAGATAACCAGTTACTTTATGTTCAACTAAATCTTTCGTGCCGCACCAGTTGTATCCTAAAACTGGCACCCCGCACACCATCGCTTCCAAAGTACCGATACCAAATGTCTCAGGCGCAGTTGCAAGGTATATTTCAGCGCCTTCTATCATCGGTTTCATTTTGTCAAAAGGAAGCTGCCCGACTACGTGAAGGTTGCCTATCATCTTTCCGGTTGGGCCAAATGTGGATGCAACGGATATGCCCCGTTCGGCCAATCGCCAGGCTGGTGTAGGATCGCAAACGTCTGTAGGACGGTTTTTGTTCCACAATACATAGCCGCCATGGGGAGCACCGGCGTTCCATTCAGCTACATCGATCCCATGACCTACGATCTCAGGTTCAATCCGCATGTCACGGCGAAAAGGTTCTGCTACCCAGTCTGATGGTACAGTGATGATCTTGGCTCTGCGGGCTGCATCAATGATCCTTTGGTTGGCAACATTATTTGAGCGGCTAAATTCGGAATGGATAAGATCGCTCCAGTAGAGCCCGTGATTTATTAGGATATCGATAACTTTATCATTTGGCGTTGCCGTGCCAGCATGAAATACTCGAATATCCGCCGTCTGTTTGTCATCGGTGAAATTCACCCCCCAGTTAGGGAGGTGACGTTCCATCGCGTGAATGATCCGGCCAATCCCGTTGTCACTCGGAGCGGTCGAGGCGCGCGGTGACATGAATACTTTCATTTGCGCACCTTGCGAACTTTCACATCGCTTACAGGTCCGGTAACCTTTACGGTTACGTCAGAACCTGGCGCAGAGTGAAATCCGGTCGGGAGAGTTCCGGGACTTACTGTTTCCCATGAGAATTGAGACCGCCTAAACGCCTTGAGCGTGTCAACCCTCAGCACCGTTTCCCATTCGGGATATTGCATGGTTATATCAACGGCCTTGGTAACATCTCCCCAGTTCACACTTTCGTAATCGTGGAAAAGAGCATAGCCGCCAATCTTGACAAGAGGCGTCCAACCTTCGATGTCTTTCATCACGCCTGGATAGAGATGATCCGCGTCAATCAGCAGTAGGTCAATCGGTCGATCCTTCGGCCAATCTTTCCAGCATTCTTGACTGTTTCCTAAAATCTGGACAGGGCAAGGTAGACCCGTATCCTTGAAAGCGTTGCGCTCGTTTTCCAATCCGCCAAATGGCCCACCTTCGGAGATGTCCACGGTGTAAGCCTGGATGGTCGGCTTCATTTCGACCATACCCAGACTGCCAGTCCCAACTCCTGCGCCGATCTGGACTACGACGGCATTATCTTGGAGAGATTGCACAAGAGCCTGGATGAGGAATAGCTCTCCGCAGTACAAAAATCCAAAACTGTTAGCCAATCGAAGAGCATGACCGTCTATTTTGCGATGTGTGTTACTCATTCGATCATCTCCCGTTGCGGTTCCTGCGTGTAACCTAATTTGTCGAGTTCATCCCAATCCGATTGTGACAATGTACGCGCCGGGAACATCCATGCGCCCGTACGATCTAGCTTGCCTTTGTTGACTACGATCATGTAATTCATGGGCCAGTTCATTGTCCCGACAACCTGGTAAGGCGATTGGTTCAACCGTCCAGATCCGTTCAATTCGGCTTGCCATGGTGTTTCACCAGGCTTCAACATTTCGAGTAAGGCTTTACGTCTGTAAATGCTTGCCTGAAATGACAGGCTGTATTGCCCCTTGCCGGCGCACAGATCAAATCCGTAGTAAGTGCGTGCAAAGTGGCAATCCCGAGAAAACATACGATCCGCTGCCACATCGAAGCGCATTACATCCGGGTGATTGTCCATGAAGCCGTAAGCCATGTAAAGCGCCGCCTTATTGATCGGCCTCATTAGCCAGTAATCCTCCAGCAGGACCATGACCATCTCATCTTGGATCGACTGCATATACTTTATTACCCCGTCAGACCATTTATTGACAGGGTAATCTTCAAACTTACCGATAGAATAAAATGCTACGTCATCGGGTAATCCTTCTGGTTTCGTGAAGCCCGCTACTTCAATGTCCAGAAAATCACAATGAGCGTATTTTTTCCACTGGTGAAAGAAACCTTTCAATAGCCAGTTATGGGTATCTGATGTAAAAACTACCGTTCGCATTTCTGCCTCCCATAGCAGACCCCGGATGTAAGGATCGGGAAGGTTGCCGGGAGTTCAACCTTATCAGCTACGGTCATGAGCCGCGACCTATCCCGATCCTTGAGGATCAATGATTATCGAGGCACAGGTTCGTAATAGCTCGGGCCAAAGAAGTCACGAGAAGTACGACCGCCGTCCATGTAATAGGACGCTGACGGGCTAAAGTCACGTTCATGGGCCAGCGGAGTGTAGCGCACGTTGGTAAGCCGGGCTGCCAGATAAGGCACGCTCAAAACGATACGCGGTTTGCTAACCGCCGAAGCCTGTACGCACCATTTGTTATTTTCACGCACCCACAGGAAGCGCCCATTGTCCGAGGTCGAGTAATGACCATCCGGGGCGATTTTGGAAATATCCATCGCGGCATTCGGGCCGTCGAAGTTGAAGTATTCCCATTCAGTTGCAGGCGTTCCACCGAGAACCGATACCGGGATGAAGTAAATCGAGCTGTTGAAGCTCTCGCCGGCATTGATCGTTTCAGTGATACCGTCATCGATTACGACCTGGACTTTCTCTCCATCGATCAGGAGATATTGCCCGGTCATCGAAGCACCGTCGCCGCGCATGTCATCGCGCATCCCAACCATGGCCGCACTATCGAGCATGTTTGTGCTGCCAGTTGCGGGAGTGCAACGAGAACTCATGTAAGCGCACGGCCAGATGTCAGTCAGCAACCAGAATGCAGACTGGCGCATGGCGATGACCCAGCGAACCGGGAGCAAACCCGCACGCTGCGCGATGAATTTCAATCGCCGGTAAACGTTGGTAATCCAGGACACGTAGGTTGCCCCGTTGGTCTGGATTTCAAGATTTGCCATCGATTGAATGATGCTATCGGCAGCCGGGCAAGCCACGCCGGTTTCAGCGTCAACATGCCCGGTATTGATCTGCAAATCCAAACCGACGAATTCACGATACCCGCCGCCCGCCGTGTTATTGGCAGGGGAAGCCGACCAAATCTGCGGAGCGTACAGGCGCATCCAGGACACGGCGAATTCAAACATCGCCTTACCCTCTTCGCTGTTCATGGTATCTCCGCCGCCGAGAACCGGAGCCATGCCGCCGTTCTTGCCGAACGCCTGATTGAGCAGGGTCAAATCGGTAAACTCAGCGCGATTGCGCCGTTCGCCAACCCGATCCATCTGGTACAGCTGAGTATCCAGGCAATAACGGCCAAACGGCAATTGGTGAGTGCAGAGCTTCATCAAGCCGGCTTTCTTGCAGTCGTCACAAGCGCCCGTGGCATTACTGCCAGTTGGAGCGGTGACACCGGTCATAATGGCCCACAACGGATTGGTATCCATCGAAGGCACAGCCGGGAGCATTCCACCCAGGCCGGAATAGGGCAGGATGAGAGCGCCGAAAACAGGCTTGCTCAGTCCGAAGGATGAGAACGCGCCACCGGGACCATGCCCATAAGTAGCGGTAGGAGTGGTTCCCGCCGCTTTCTTGGACAGAAAAGCCTCTACCAGCTTTTCATAATCGATAACTTGATCAGCCATTTCAGTTTCCTCCACGTAAGAATGTCATGAAATCAGGGTCAAACTTTGGCCCAGTTGGCGCATTGGCGATGACGTTACTTTCGCTCGCCGTTGCTCGTTTTTGCTGCATCTGCTTGATCCCAACCGGGCGGGAGTCGGTGAGTTCATGCAGTTCTTGCTGTTGGGCAGTGAGTGTTTCTTGCAGGGTTGTGACTTGTCCAGAAAGTGCGGTGATCGCCTCGGTTGCCTGTTTCAGCGTGTGCTGGATGGGTTCGATTACCGCGGCTTCATCAGCCTCTTTCTTTCCCATAGAAGCCTTCATCACTTGCATGATAAATGCCGTCAGTTGTTCCGGCGTCCAATCGCCAATCTCTACAGGCTCAGGAGCAGGAGCAGGCGGAGCGGCCTTTTCAACGATGGGCGCAGTCTCGACGACTGGCGCTACTTCGGCTACAACGGGCGCGGCCTCAGTGACCGCAGAAGGTTGGATCACCTCCTCTGTGACGGCTTCAGGTTCCCCGCTAATCAGGGTTTCAACTTCCTTGTATTCCAGCCCCGCGTCTTCGGCTGCTTTTTGCACGCCTTCAGCATCGGCTAGAATTTGCTGCGCTAAATCTGGTTTACCTTTCAGGATCGCAACCAGCGCCGCCAATTTCTCAGTAGTTTTCATATCTGGGTTTCCTTTCGCGATATAAAATTTCGTCAGCAGGTTGCTTGCCATGCCTGACGGTAACAAACTTCTTTCAAATCGATGGATGTTTTGATATTGTTTTGCCGTTCCCGGCTCAGTCGGTGGGTGAGAGAATGCAATAGAGACTTCCAGGTTATCCTGAACCTGGCTAAAAGCCTCGCCTGTGATCTTATCCTTGAATGTGCCACTTTCAATCAGCATCTTTCCGTGAAGCATGTTGAAGTCGCAAGCGCCGATGTCCACCCCGGATGACGCGCGCCACGTTTGCCAATTGTCAAGCCCGTCTGGAGCCTCCCAGCCACCTACATGCCACCAGCGCAACGGGCCATAACTTTTATTAGTATCGCACCTTTCCACGTCTTCCGCAAGTGCTTTAGCTGTAACAATCTCTCCATCTCTGTCGCGGAATGCGGAGGATGAGATTGTAACCCAACGATATGAACCGTCAGCCTGCTTGAAAACATGGAAGCCGTTTTCTTTGGCCTCTTTCATTACCCCATTGAACGGGAACTCTTTCACCATATCGCCCCATGCTACCCGTAAAAATCGGATAAGAACTTGTTTAGGTTCAAACTCCAACTTCGGAATTATCTCACCTTTGGAATAATAAGCGACTGTGATATGGGGAGTAAATCCGTGATTGCTTTCAATATTTACCCCATTTTGAGATAAAACTTTTAGCAATTCTTGCCGAATTTCAGGTAAAGCAGGAGCATCAAAACTAAGCCATAAACATTCTTTACCTTCTAAATGTGTTTGAGTGAAAACGCCATATCCATTGATTGTCCCAATTACGGGAGGATATTTGGCCGCGAAAGTTTCACAAATCGAGAATAATTTATCTGGAAGAATGTCAAGTTTTCCAATATCTCCAAGATAGGATAAGGTCACATGCATTTCATACGGCGGTAACACCTCTGCGTTGGGTGAGAAAGAAAGATTTTCAACCAATTGAAATGCTTCAGGAATTGGAATAGCTACCATAGCCCCATCATGCATTACAAATTCCTTGCCCTTCTTTGTCTCATTCGCCCAGAGTGCCCGCATCTGCGATGATGCCCGCCATTTGGATAGCGGCTTGTCAGAATATCGCTTGCCGGTATCATCGACCACAAAGTATTTATTGCCGTCTTTCTCAAGTTTGTATGGCATTTATGAGCCGCCTTTACTCTCTCTGATCGCCTGTCTGACAAGTTTAGCGAATTGTTTCTCTCTTTTTTCTCGTATTTTCTTCGAGAAATTACGCGCCGCCGTTCCAGGATGATGAACGATTTTACTGAATGTTTCGCCCTTTGTGGCAGGGCTGCCATTGTAGCTATCGATGTAATTCACTCTGGACTTAGGACGAAAACCAAATCGGTTGAAGTGGAGAAAACCTTTCGGGTTGCGCGGTTCAATCGTATGCGGTTTCGTGCCAAGTTCCACGTACCCATAGATTGTATCATTCGTGCCAATATACCAGATGGTTCCGCGCCTGGTTGCGTAGAATTTAGGCTTATGCGTCCATGTGGCTACCGTCTTTTGATAATCGCGGTGAATGTCATCGACCGTCTGACGGGTTGCCTGTGCTACCAACGTTTCAAACTTCGCGGTATCGAAGATCGGCTTCTTTGGCAGGATGGGGGTGAAGTTGAATTTCATAGGTGGTTCGCCGTGACAATGTTGGTAATCTTGTCGAACGCGCGCGGAGTTCTTCGGGCAGTCGTAATATCTCTTGAGCAATCGCACGCCCAACCTTCACAACCCTTCTCTCCGTTCTTCTCGCCCGTGAGCGCTGGATTGGGAGGATTTTGGGGGAAGGCTTGCGCCTCATCCCATTCGTAGCCGTATGCCACGATCCCATTGAGAGCGTTGCAAAATGGACAATGTTTTTCAGTCCGGCCCAATCGCCAGATAAACTTTAGCTTACTTCCAAAATGAGTGCGCGCCCGGCTTACGGTTTCATTGTATCGGTTGGCCCAAAGATCAACCCGCGCCCCGAATTGGCTTGTAAATTGTTCGAGCGTTTTTCCTTCATCTTTCGCGGATTGGATAGCAGAGGCGATACCTTTTATAAATTCGGTTTCGTTATTGATGATCTGTTCTAATCGTGCAAAATCATCAGAGGTCATTTCATCGCGGTCTACACCAGCATCTTTAGCGCCTTCTTCCCATGCTTTCGTAAGTTCAACATCGATTGTCCTTACGAAAGTTGATTGAAAACTGGCGTCGCGACCACCGTTGAACAATCGAACCGCAGCATCCCATAATCGCCTCCGATATTGATCGTACGTCTTATAAGCCGTCAACCAATCCTGAAGCTCTACAGCATCTTTGACCGTGAATGATCCCGTTTCCAGGATCGTTCCGGCTATCGCATATCGAGCAATCAGGGAGAGATTATCAGGCATCGACAATCGAGTATTGGATTGAATATCCGATCTGGTTCGCGCCGCTCAGGTTCATGGTCAGCGCGGTATTCGGATTGAGCCGCCAATCCACAAAATACATCATCCGATATTGGTCAAGGACAATGCGGAAGCGTGCAACGATGTCAATGAGTTGCACAGTTGTCGCAGTCGCGCTTTCGTTCTGCACGTCCATGAGATGCACGACGATCTGTTTACCTGCGCCTGGTGCTGGAAGAATGGTATTGTTACCGGCCACTGCCTTAGTTCCGCTTGTTGCGCTTGCGGTCAATGGAATACCATTGATATTCTGAACGGGCGAGGTATCTCCTTTAGCCCCGTTCATGATATAAACCGGCTGGACTGGGCCGCCTTGTACTTTTTGATCGTTTAGATTAGGCATGTTCTTTCAACTCCTTTTGTATTTGCATAACAAGTTCTACGGCTGCATGGGCCTCTTTCGCCATGATCTCAGGTACGGTTGGCTCAGTCGGTAAGGTTGGCACAGTTGGGGTAATCTCTTCGCCTGGTTTCTCATCATCGCTAAGGGTGTCATCCGGTGTTTGATCAACCGTTAGAAACTCTTTCGGGTAAATATTTTCGTCTACCATGACCTGCAAGCCTTGTGCCGGCGTTATGACCGCATCCTTTACCGATTGACCCACGTAAGTTCCAACGGACGTATTGTAATCGGCTTGCGCCTTTTTATCGCGCCAATCCTTCTCCACAAATGTGAATGTCGTTTGATCGGGCAATACCCACATATTGAGCGCATGGGTGAGTTGTTGCCTGAATGCGGCCAGGCCTTTACCTTTGGCTTTCTCGTTTAGAACCTGCGACTGCGCCCCGGTTCCGAGTGCTTGGCCTGTCAGAGGTTGCAAATCCTGCGGGTCAAGGCCTAGATTATTGGCATAAGCCAGCAGCGAGATGTCCAGTTCCTCTTTGCGGCTGAAATTATCAGGGAAGTCTTTTAGCTTGATGTTTGCGACTTGTGGAGCGGTATCTCCAGGCATCGCTGCTATGATCGCACCCATGTAGGATATGATACCTTTGGTATCAGCCTGCGCCTGCGCTGTATCCAGGATCGCCTGAAGCTGGTTAGCATTCAGCCCAGTCAACACATTCAATTCAGATGGGTTTCTACCGCTAACCTTTTCGGATAAATAGGTTTCAATGCTTGCCAGTTTATAAATCGACTTGTACGATCTATAAGCCGCGCAACGGCCAGAACCGAAAAGATCAGCACGGCTTGACGGCATGTCTGCAAACTCAAGCACATCACATGCCCGCAGTTCGTGAACTCTGCCCTTCAAATCCTTATAGGTGCATGGATGCTCAGGATCGCCGGTTCTGGTCACCCGTAAACTATCTAGGGGAATTAGGCCGATGATTGGAGAATTTTCGTTCTCAGTTTCCCTCACGATTTCAACGAAACACCCATTGTTTGTGGTCAGAAAGTCTTGGAGTAATTTTGAGATGAACGAAACCCAACCGCGCCCGGCATCCGCGCCCATCATCAATTCATGTGCTTTGCGATTGCGTAGCGGGATGTCCCCATCGATTTCCCATGACAGGCTGCTGACTTTGGTGATCGCAATCGCGACCGCTCCGGCCCATAATGCCTCATGGTCAATGGTTGCCGATGTGATGTAATCGCTTTCGCGTAATCCTAAATTGTCCAGGTTGGGAGGAAATGCTTTATTGTACGAGTAGTTTCGGAGTGCAAGGAAGAATGCGCCGCCGGCCGGATTATCGGCGTAATCATTCGCCGTGACAGATTTATTGATAATATCCAAGTCTGACATGATACTCCTTATCGCCCCGGTAATTCATAAATTATTATACAACGTTTTGTAACAATTCCAATTATCCGATGTTCATCTTTGCTGCGGTATAGTTTGCCATGCTCAGACAAACAGCTAGATCAATTTTGAGCGTCTCTTTGCGTTTGATTATTCTCAACTTTCCATCATCACCTTCAGCCTTGGCATTTGCGTTGTTGATATGCTGTGTCAGATCGTCATCCCCATCATACCAGATATGTTGTTCTCGGATGTCATCTCTCAGCGCCTTATCTGCCTGGAGCCGTAGACCTTGTTGTGAAAACGCCTCAAAGAATACAATCAATTCTTCTTTGAGTTGATTGCAGAATGAGTACAATTGATAAACATCGTAAGTAACTTTCACAACAGAATGACGGTTGCACAATCTACGCAATTCACCAGCCGGACTTTCATCTTGATCAGGTGGAGTGCCAACAGGCGCAAAGAATTGAATTGTGCCACCTTTTGGAGGAACCCACTTCTTCACATGCCGCACGATCGTAATCCCATTCTTGCGCGTTACTCCAACCATCCCAAAGCTATCGTTCGAGATACCAGCGTCAAGCGCAATAACCCAGCTCTCCAACCGTTCGTATTCTGGCAATGGGCGGCGGATACAGGCATGTAACCATTCGGATGGAATAAACGCGCTGGAAGAAGAACCCCATTCATTCTTGTGAAAACGGTTGAATTCACTTTCCAGTAAGATGTCTTTCTCTTGAGCATAATATTCTGGAGTTTGATATGGGGTTGTGGGTTTTGTATTCCAGATAACGAACAGGCGTTTATTTCTGTAGAATTCGTTTATAGTATCAAAGCATTCTCCGTTCGTCACTCCCCTATCAAAAAGCTCCTCCAGAATTTTCGACTCCCCTACTTCACCAGAATAAGTTTCACAAAATCGTAAAGACTTGCCATATTTCATTGGCGAAAGGGTTGTCTCACTCCACATCTTTTGAGCCGCCTTGCTATTCCATCCCCATAATTCGGAGTAAACCACAAGATCATCTCCGCCGCCGGCTTCTCCTTTAGGGTCGATTGGGATTGCTTCGATTGTGGAATGATTGGGGAGCGTGATTTTATAATTGACAATCTTGACGGTTGGAGGCTTCATGGTTGGGTGCATTTCAATACTGCGCCGGATGTAATAAAACACACGACTGTCAGCACCCTTTAGATCATTGGCAATTATGCGCACAGTCGCATAAGGTTTCTGCCAGGCTGTATAAAGCGCTACGGCTGCCGCAATCGATGACTTGAATGATTTCTTTAGAGCGCTCCAAACGACCGTGCTATACCGATAATTTCCGTCGTCAATCGCGAGCGCTTCACGCAAGCCCGCGATGTGAAACGGGTATAGCTCCATTGGTCCGTTTGTCTCAGGGATGTAGAAATGGGTTTGAATCCAGCGAACAGGATCGGCATCGATAAAACTAATCCAGGCATCCTGTTTTATCTCTGCTTTTTTCTGGATTAGTTTTAGTTTAGCTGCCGCTTGAAGTTGTATGGCGCTTGAGTACACGTGCCGGGTCCTCGCCGTTAGCTATCCGTTCTAATTCCTCAGGCGTGCAATTGTCGAGGTCTACATTGAAGTTTTCTAATCTGGTCGGCGGCTTGCCATATGCATATTCCACGAACGCAATAGCCAATCGCGGGTCTTTCGATTGCGCCCATCTCCGCATTATCATTTCGGCCACAGTCGCAATATGCCCATCGATCTCGATTGGTTTACCTGGAATGATCTCGCCGTCTTTGCCTTGCGTTGGCGCAGTCGTTGCTACCTCATGACTGATTGCTTGAGCAAGCGCCCTCAGCTTGTCAAAAGACTTCGGTCTACCTTTACGATTGATGTGCGGATCGCCTTTGGTGAATGGCATTGTAAACCTATTGTATAACTATTTTATTCTTGAGCGGAACGGTCGGACTTGCGCCGCCAGTTTGCGCATTGGATTGCGCCGCGTTGTCTATTTCGCCTGTTCCGCGTTTTGGATATGGTTTGCGAAGTGGTTCGATTTGTTTTCGCATCGCGTCATCTAGGGGCATCAAATAACGATATTTTGACGACCCCTTTACAATTTGCACGTCTGGGCGATGTTCCATCCCTCTGAATTTATTTCTAAAGGATCGGCCTTGCCAGCGCTTACCATGATAAATATATTCGTCGCTTGCTTGGCTCATCCCGGCATAAATCCACCCACCAGCTTGATAAATGCCGCCAACGTGTGAATGCTCAGGATCGGCAAAAGAAACGACTAGTTTTAAGCCTGGGTACTCCTTTTTCAACATTCTGAGGGCGATTGCGTTTATCCTGGAAACAGAAACATTATGTTTTGTAAGCGCCACGCGCACAAGTTCGCATCCTTGTTCCGGGTCAAGCCCATAACGTTTGACTAAATCGGCCGTTGCTCCCACTCCAAAAATAATAGCTCCTATGAATTTTTCATCTTCCCAAACGCCAATCTTTGCAAGTTTGGATTTCGGCATACACTTGGAATAATGCCAATGTTCCACCGCATATTTTGCCGCTTCATGTGAGCACCAATCAAGCAGTAAACTCATAACCGCACTCCGGGCAAATAACTTTTTTCTTTTCGTCCAGCCGCCCCTGTTCATCTGAGCCTACGGGTTCAAAATCAGGAACAATCTGCAAATCTTCAAGGGAGAAACCCCATTCTAATAATTCTTTGGTTTCAAATTCATTGGCTAAACTTTCCCAGTCCCAGCCTCCCGTAGTTCCCTTATGCAAGAACACCGTCAGCTTTTCGCGCTCTTTCTCGGTCAGCGGTCTGGAAGATACCCTAACATCAATTTCAATATCCCCGAACTTTGAGGCCCATGATTTTAGGCGCTGATGACCGTTGTACAGTTCATTACTCGGACCAATAGCAGTCGGTTCGACCTGCCCGAATTCCTCCAGACTTTGTTGCAGCCTTTGAACCTCAGCATCCTTTATCTGACGTGGATTTCGAGCCCATGGGATGAGTTGTGATAATTTGCGTTTGTCGTTCTTCCAGGTGATTTTATCGGTCATAATTCACATTATAACGATCTATCACCCACAAATCAATACAAACGAAAAAGCGCCCCGGATGAGGCGCTTTGGTGAGGTGGGGCAGATTATCCTGGTATCAATGCGACTGGAGATTTCGGGTCTCCGTATTTTATGATTGAAAAGCATAAAAAACAACCTCCTTGTAATGCTATACAACTGCGGATTTGGTGATTGACAATTGATTTTGTTTGTAGTATACTGTGTATGACAACAACGGAATATATGATTGAAAAGGAATACGAAATGGAAAACACAAACGACATTCGCAACCGAGAGATAAAAATCAAAGTCAAGAGCAACGAAGACGCGACTAGCGCAATCTCCCGATATATGAGCCGCATGGGTTTTGAAATTGACAAGTGGGTTGACGGAAAAGGACTGACCCACCAGTATTTTTTCAGTAAGGATTATTCCGAACTCTGGATTTCCTTCACAAATTTTATAAACGACAACACCATAGTTTTTCAACTCAACGGAAACCGCTAGACAAAATAACCCCGCTGGTCGGGTAAAAGGCCAGCCGAACGAAGGTGAACGAATGAACGCAGAATCGAAAGTATATCCATTCAGAGATGTCGAAAGTTTTAGAAATCGAGTTACAGGAGGTGGTGTCGTCATTCGTGAAATCCCTCTACTTACCTCAAATTTTCCATTGATTGAACATTTCAATGGTCGTTTTGTGGTTCAATGCGTGGAACATCAAACCGTACAAGGGTGCAGAAATTTATCTGAAGCCCGTAAAGTTGTTCACAAACCGTGGATTTTTTGCAAAAAATGTGCATGGTACATGTCAGCACATAAAGAGAAACAAACCAATGACTGATATTCTCAACCTCCCAAATTGGAAAGTCATCTCTACTGAGGAAAACGCAAGTTCGTTTTACATAACCGCAGAAATCGAGGGTGAGCCGAGGGCTTGCCCTCATTGCGGTGTTCTGCATCCCAAACTTCAACAATTCGGAAAGCGGGAACAGGAAGTACCAGATTTGCCTATCCGTTTCAAGCAAACCATTATCCGGGCAGTCACCCAAAGGTATCGTTGCCTCGAATGTGGGCGCACTTTTTACGAATCTCTCCCACAAGTGGATGAAAAGCGGCAGGCTACCTGCCGATTGGTTGAGCATATTCGCCTTGCTTCTCTCGAAAAGACGTTCACCGACCTCGAAGCAGAGGTTATGGTTGACGATAAAACCATCAGAAACATCTTTGACGATTATGTTGCATGGCTGGAAGAGACCATTCACTTCGATACACCTATCTATTTGGGCATAGATGAGCTTCAGGTGTACCGTAGAACAGCGGCGTATGGCATTATGACCAATATCAAGGAGCGCACCGTCTACGACGTTCTGAAGAACCGTAGCAAGGAAACCATTTCGAAGCGCATAAACAAGATGGATAAGAAGCGTATTGAATTGGTTTGTATGGATATGTGGCGACCTTACCGGGAAGTGATAGAGCTTCTTCTTCCCGGCATCCCCGTGGTAGTGGATAAGTTCCATTTGGTGAGGATGGCAAGCGATGCACTGGAAAGCTACAGAATTGCCATGAAAGAGGAGCTTCCGGCCGCCCAACGCCGCCAGTTGAAAAGCGACCGCTTCGCCATGCTCCGCAGGAAGGACAAACAGACTGCAAAAGACAAGCTCACTATGGAGATTTGGTTTTCTGCTTACCCGGAAATGAGAACGGCATACGAACTCAAAGAGCGGTTTTATGAGATATTCGATATGGATAAGCGGAATGAAGCGAAAAAGGAGTATGAAGGTTGGTTGAAATCTATTCCTACTCCGCTCGAAAAGTGGTTCAAAGATTTGGTCAAGGCCGTTGAAAATTGGAATGGTGAGATTTTCAACTACTTCGACTACCACGTCACAAATGCCTTTACCGAATCCTCCAATGCCAAAACCAGGGCCATTCATCAAGAAGGCCGAGGTTACAGTTTCAAGGCTCTCCGGGCAAAGGTTCTGTTCAATGCTAAGAACCTGAAAATCAGAGAGCAACCGAAGGAGGTTGTCGTGGACGAGAAAAGCGGAATGATTGTCTATTCGTCTGGCCCTATTCAGGCTGTTGGCGTGGACATAGAGAGCTTTCAACTTCAATTCAAAGAACTTACAGAAGGTGACGTTGAAAGACTTCAACAGAGAATGGGACGTGCTGGTCGTATTTCTCATAACGATGAATCAATCACAGAATCCTAAGACCCGAGATTTCTTGCCTTCGTTGTGCATAGGCATGATGAGCGCGCTCAGTTTTACCTTGACGGCCCATTTGTCATCGATCCACAAATCAGCCGTGAGAAACACAGAACCATTGACGAACGTGAATTCAAATCCGTCTTGGCTTGTGCGCACATCCAGCGCCGTTTTGAGTAACCGTTCATCCATGCGGAAATTCAGCTTGTACGTTTCGCTCACCTTCTCAGGCTTGATACCGTTGCACCATTTTTTATCAATCAGCGCGTGAATGTCGGGAGCATCGAAGTTGTCCTTCTCCAATACACAGAAAGTCGGCTGGATTGTGCGCACCATCCAATTACCTGCAGGAAACGGGTTATCTGGTTTCAATTCAGCCAGATGAATGCAAAATCCGTTGGTTGCAAAGATTTCAGCGCCGTTCGACCAGATACCTTCGAATCGCGGTCTACCGAGAAATACTTTTGCGGTTGCCTTATTGACCCATTTGAGCGCGTCAAGGTACGGTTTCCCAGTTGGGATTACTACGAACTTACTTTCTGTTTCCATGGTCATCTCCTTATAGAAATATGTTACTTTGACTGTTTGATGTAATATCTATTTTCTTTTCCGACCGTTTCTATTTTGCACCAATCGCTTTCCCAACTGGATAGAGCTACTCTCAAGCAAGTTTTAGCCGATTGATCGCTGGAATAATGATGATGCAAACTTGACATAATTTCTTTGATTGTGCATCCAGGATGACGACCGATAAAATATTTCACGTCGGTAATCGTCGCTACGTATGGTGTAAATCTACGATCGTTCGCAGAGCCAGCAGCGCAAAACGTTTTATGCTCCTCCCTCAAATTCTTGAGAATTTTCATTGAGGATTTGTGCCATTCTCTATGCAGCGGCGCAGGTTCGATCACTTTAATATACATCCCAATTTCGATCACGCCGATACCTAACGATTGTGCGATTGAATTGGCGAATTGTCTACCTGAGCGCCTTTGAGCCTCAGGTATTGCAACACTCCGGTAATGAGTGTGCCAGTTTTGCGCCTGCTCCAACACTGTGAAAGTCATAGACGTTTTGCATTCAATGATCCATACGATCTTGTTACGAACGGCCACAATGTCAGCAATTGCGCCCATTGGCACTTCCTGGTAAACCTCCCAGTGTTGCTCGGTCAGCCAGGATATGAGTTTTGACGCCAATTCTTTCTCGCTCATTTTGGCAACTTTTTGCCCGCTTGCGCGTCAACTGCAAGCAGGCATCCTATCAAATCAACCCGTGTGAAGCCACATTCACGCGAGGTGTAGAGAATGCCGTCCAACGCATAGCTGCCAAAATACAAACTGGCAAATGCGCCGGCTTCCATGTCGAACGGGCTAAACCTCACCCAATACCCCATCATCTCATTGTAGCCGTATTGAACCTGCCATTTACCAACAATCGGCGCGGCAAGCGCCTGACATGCGCGTAAGTTTGGAGCCTCGCACGCTCTGAATAACCTGGTTGCTACAATGTCAGCTTGTGGCTTCATTTGGCCTCAGAATTTTTGGAGGAATACCATAAATATTGAATACATGACCTTGCGCATATTTCATAAGGCTTGCTGTAAATTCCATCGTTTCTAATGCTGGAATAATCGCTTTATAGATTTCGATCATGCGTTTCAAATCACAATCATCGCAGATAAAAAACCGCCTGCGCCGTGAGGTCTTGTGAATATCGACGGCATATTTTGAAACTCTTTTACCGCATCGTGCGCACAATACTTTATTCATGTCCTGGGAATCCTTTCACAATGACGCACATCTGGCGCATCGATAATTCTTCACATGTCGAGCATTTTCCGGTCCTTTGATATTCCGCCTCGATATACTCTAACCAGAAAGATAGAATGGAGTTGACAGAAAATGGTGGCTCGGAGGATATTTTGGCCGCCATAGCAAAAATATCGCGCGTGCTTTCATGAGTATAGCCAGATATTGTTTCTGTCAATGAAAATGATTTAACCATTGAAGCGAATAACATATCGTTTATTTTACTCATTTCTACCCCGTCCTATTTTTAGGTTCGATGAATTTTAGGCCCCACAAATCGAATATATCCTTTTCTTCTGGGGTTTTAAATGGCTCCTTATCCGCAACATGCCAAACGCGCCCGCTATCAACCCGGTAATTACTGGGCATGTATCCGCCTTGCTGTTTACTTGTCACCATCTTGTGACTAAAATCGGCGCTGCCGGTTCGGATCATGTAGATAATTCCCCATTGTTCTGGCGTTGTTAGGAATAGATCGACCCAAATCTGATAACTGACATAGAAAAATTTTTTGTAATTCTCTCCATTTTTGTTGAATTCAAACCCGTTACCGCGCAGAATTTCAGAAACTATGGCCGCAGAATAAAACTGATTTCCGAATAAATCAGGCGTGTAATTTGGAATTGCCACAATCTCAATATCTGAGACCTCATCCTTTTCACGCCGAATGCTTCCAGCGATTTCTACCCGCGAACATGCGGGACTAATAATTTTTACGATCTGACGCGCAGCTACCAGCGCCCGTTCTCTTGGTCGTTTTATCCCTTCGCTCACCTATTCACCCTCCTCATCCAGCTATCGCTCTCCAGTCCGTTGTGGATCGCATTCAAGTTCTCTTGCCTGTGTCGCTCCGCGCTTTCAGCACACTTCGCCGCGTATTCGTTCGCCTGGTCAAGTTTCTGCTTTCCAGATGCTACCAGGTTGATAAACTCTTGACTTGGAGCCTCATCTGTTGTGAGGTCTACCCCATAATTTTCGAGTTGGTACGGCAACGGATCTGCCGCGTGCTTGACGACCTGGTGAGCGTAGATTTTGCGCTTACGCTTCCAAAACAACATGCGATACAAGGCAAGTACAAAAGTTGCCGCGATGACGGCCATGATGAAGATCATTAGTAAGGCTGAGATTAGAGAGGTCATAGCATCTCCCCCGTTTTATCAGAAGGCTCGTCACGTTTCGGCCAGTGACCTATATTCACATTCACGCCTTTCAGCGCATCAAAACAACTCGGACATTGGCGATAACCTTTATCCCAGGCTTTGACGGTTATCATATATCCGCAACGAGAGCAAATGCGCCCCTCATCTTTGGCTCTTGCGAATTGGCGGGATAACATTTTGTTCATAGGCACGCCCAAATCATCAGCATGATAAATCCGCCCAGGACGATCCAGCCTAAGAGATCATTGGGGTAATGTTTGCGCATGGTCAATATCCTCCAGTTTGGCGCTCTGCTACAATTTTGAATTTTGAAGTATCATACTTTGCAAAGCTAACTTGCATAGGACCGGATCGTACAATGCGATACCCGTTATTCATGCAATAGGCGAAAGCCTTTGATCCGTCCTCTTGCTTTCCAGTAATTATGACGCGCTCGATAATCTTCTTGTGGATGTTCATAGATTATCTCCGGCTCATCTGTTCGATGTTGCCAAACAGGCGGTCAATCAGCGCTTCATGCCGTTCAATGGTTGCCTGTTGGGTTTCGATGACGTTCGCCATGACACTGATAATGTCAAGGATATAACTGTCTGCCCATGTGACGATTGGAGCGCCCGGAATAGTATCGTTTTCTGGATTATACCTGCGCCCGACAATATCTATTTTCGCTTTGATTAGGTCAATTCTTGCTTGTTTCATTTTTGGTCTATCTCCTTATCTAAGATTATACTACGATAGTTATAACATTGCAATAGGTATCTACCATGAAAGTTGACCAACTTGACGATGATATTTGCGGGCTAATTTTTCGCCTATAACCGCCTGGCGCGGAGTAAGGTGTATTTGTTCCGCAAGTGAATGTCCGATGGTGCTATCCAGTTTATTGAAACCGGCGCCATTCAATTCGGCTGCCCTATCCTCATCCATCCCGGCCAAAATGCGCAACTTCTCATGGATTTCTTCGATCTGCGCCTCGGTGTAAACCGCTGCTAGTTTCTCGATTTCAGTCACAGTCACTTGACTGGTTACGGCTTTGGCTTTCGGCTCATACGCTGGAGCCGTTCGCGCCGGATGATTGACATCTAAGGCGCTATCGATGACATTCTGTTTTTGGATAAGGATATTCGCCATCCTGGCATCCAAGCTATCAGCCAATACAAGGTGCTGGACTAAGACGGTTTGTGTCTGACCGATACGATGCGCCCGATCTTCCATCTGGGTGATATTACCTGGAACCCAGTCAAGTTCTCCAAAGATAACGTGTGAGCTTGCCGTCAAAGTGATACCCACACCGGCCGCCATAATTCCACCGATGAAGATGCGGCAGGTAGGATTATTTTGAAAAGTGTCTACCGATTTCTGGCGATCAATTTCACTCATGCCACCAATCAGGATAACCGGGCTATATTCTTTCAATCCATCTTTGAGTTGTTCGATAACATCCCGATGATGAGCCGCGATGATAATTTTCTGGTCGTTATCCTCAAGGCATGATTGAACGTGTGAAAGGATTGCCGGTATTTTACTGATCGCAGTTTCATGCCGTAAGCGGGCCATTTCAGTAAAATCGACCTGGGAGGCGTCCTTTAGATTTTCAACGGCCATTTTATAAGCCTCTTCGCTTTCAGCCTTGCTCATTTCAACGGCTGCCCGTAATCTTATCAGCCTGCTTTCACTATCGGCTTCAAATGATCCTTCTCGCTTGACGGCCTGTTTTTGTTCGGTTGTATCCGCTTCCACTTCGATGACCTGACGAATTTTTCGCGGCAGTTCAGTGAGAACATCCATCTTCAGACGGCGCACCATGATCGTTTCGCGCAGTCGTAATTGAAGCTCATCCAGGTTACTAGCCCCTGAAAAGTCCCAACCGTAACCATTATTTGAAGCGCCTGCATACCTTTTGGCGAATGTCCAGAACTTACCGAATACTGGAGTTAGGTCTTCAATCAGGTTATAAAGCTCAACCGGCCTATTGACGATTGGCGTACCCGTCAGTCTGATCTTACGAACCGATCTGATCGCCTTGACCTGCTTAGACCGGATGGTTTTAGAATTCTTGATGAGATGCGCCTCGTCTACGATTGCAGCACCCCAAACGCGTTCAGCGATATTCTTCTCCCACTTGCTCAAACTTTCATAGTTTAGAATGATAATATCCGTGTTCGGCCAGCCACCATTTACCACGCCGACCGTGAGAGGACGAACCAACCAGCGCGAAAGTTCACGCTGCCAGTTTAGCTTGAGTGACTTTGGGCATACGATAATCGCGGTATAAATTTTCGGGTCAGAGTTGATGATACCAATCGCCTGTATGGTTTTGCCGAGTCCCATTTCATCGCCTATCAGGACGTTATCCCGATCAAGCGCGTAACGGATACCCGCTTTTTGAAACGGCATGTAATCATATCCGGCAGGATGTGGCAAATCAATTTCAGCGCTTACCGCTCTGCTTGCCTCAATGGATGCTGCCCGATGGTCTACAACATCCTTGGGAAGTGGCATCCACCAAACTAACTCCCAGTCGCCGTTCTGATCCTTACCCCAGCTCGCGCCTAATGCCTTGATCGCATCCTTATTCGTTTTCCACGCCGCGCTAAATTCTGGCGTTACTGCTGCCTTGCGTAAAATACGAGCGCCGAATTTAGTTTGGACCTCTTTTGGGGCGCTCCATTCTGCTAACTTCTCAACGTCTTGATTATTCATTGGTCATATCTCCACACTCATTATACAGTTAGGTTATAACTATTGTCAATAGGCATTATCAAAACGAAAGACGCCGGGACCAGCGGCGTCTTTTGGTCTTTCGACCCTTGCGGAGATGCAGCCGTTGTCTGAGACTGCATACCTATGTTATCACGATACCACCGCATTTTCAAGCGGCGACTAACAATCCTTCCAAAGTCTCTAGCGCTTCCTCAGCGCGCGCCAGGGTGAAGTCATTCAATTCCAGATTGCAGATATTGCGCCGGATGGTCAGAATGGCCGCGCGCACCTGATTACCGGCATCTTCGGGTTCGTCATCTTCATCGCTTTCACCTTCGCCGTCATCCTCATCCGCCGGCACTTCTGGCATCTCAGGGATAACCTGGAATTTGGCAATCATCGCATCAACTGAAGCAGGACGGCCCAATTCATCGACCTGCGCGACGGCCCAATTGAGAGCTTCTTCCCAATTTGGCCCCATGACCATGGCCGCGCGAAAATGAGCGAACGCCAACGGGTCAAACTCAGGTTTGTAGCGCACTTCGGGTGGATAGAAACAGGCCACGGAATGAGCATCGCGGATCGTGCGAGAAGCACGACCAACGAACACGCCGACCGCAGAATAGCAATCCATCACGCCAGCCGGTAACTCGTTCGCCTGTACGTACTCGATGATGAGCGTGGTAATGTCGCCCAATCGCCAGGATAGCTTGCTATCCGTTTGCATCAAGCTCATTAATTCTGATTGGAATTCATCCGGTATGATGAGAGAATACGGTATCATTTGACCTCCATAACTTGAAAACTTGGATAAGATCCGTCAGGTGACGGTTTCAAAAACCTTTGTGATTTTAGGATAGCTTCCTCCTTACTCAGCGCCCATCCATAATCGAACTCATGCCGTTTGGAGTTGGTGTACTGCCAGCCCCAGGTCGGGAGCGTACATTCGTAAATCGTGATCTGGCTGCCGTCATCGTCGGTTGCCCGTAGGATTGTCATGGGTTTATTTGACATTGACACTCTCCCCGCAGAATAACCCACACTCTAAATGTTCCTCGCCTGAATATCGGCCTTTGGTCGGGTCAAGTTCGTCAAGGAACGTGCCATTGATGCAGCTGGCGTTCAACGTCCTTTCGAGTTTCGCCATGCGTTCGAACGCTTCTGGAAAGTCAACGCGAATTTTGTTCCAATACCCCATGCCGCCTTTCACACAGCCGATACAATTATTGTTGTTGTAGCCCAGGTGGTACATGGTTGGGAGTTCGATACCTGCCTCTTGCACCACGAACAAACAACGGCGCTTGGTGACACTGCTCTGTATCAGGGGAAAGAACGTATCCACGCCGATATTTACCTCATTGAACCGCGCGGCCCTATCTTTTTCCTCCCACACATAGCCCAGTACGTGAATGTCATCCGGCGTGGAATATTTTTCACGCACAACTTTTTTCATCAACACGGTGCACTGTGCACCGTGTTGGCCGTTTAGAAAATGACGGCGCTGGAACACGTCATAAATATCCGCATACCCTCCGTTATAATCCGCTGGATTGAGTAACGTGATTCTGTGCCCGATCCACTGCTCAACATCATGCAGGAAGCGGATATTGTCGGGATGCTCATAGGCTAGAGTATCGCAGTACAAATATTCGACTGGCATATCTGTTACCGTTTCGCTTACGATCTTTGCTGCGCAAGCAGAGGCTGCGCCACACGAAAACCAGACCAATAATCGTTTCATTTATCCATCCTCCCACTGTACCAATTTTCTACCCTCTGCAAATCCGGTATCATCCCGTTTTTCGGATTGGAGCGGATATACGGCAACATCTTACGCCACGCCTTGAGGATTGAAGTCACTTCACCCTCTTTGAACACTTCGCCATTCCAGCACACGAACCGCCAGGCGTAGATATTGTGGAATTTTTCAATACGGCGTAAGTATACAATCGCCTTATTTCCATCTATGTCTTCAGCCTGCCAGCATGCGCCCAATGGCATGTTGGTGGAGATGGAATAGAAAGGCTTGATATATGCAGAGCCGATTATTTCCATCTATCCTCCATGATCCTGCATGATTGTAACTTCAACCGCGCCGCCTTTTCTAACCTCACAGCGCCGGCCAGACGTGATGACAACCGCATGATCGTTTGTACCGAAGAAGTCGAATATTCCATCTCGTGCCGATTTCATCGATGCTATCAAATTATCATCATCGAACCATCGCGCAGTCGGTGGATAAAACCTGTATCGTACGGCTAATGGTCCTGGAGGACATTTAGCATATGGGCAATGGTTCATCATGTCGATACGTGCGCTAATTCTGGCAGCCTCAGAAGCTTTTATTTTGGCCCATAATGACCTTGAATTCGGAGATAAAGCCGCATCTGGCCAGGGAAGAATAATCGTGATGTGGTCGGGTTCCATCATTCCACCCTCTCAAAAGCGTATATTTTGCCGTCATGTTCTGAAACCAGGTATCCGTTACTCTCCAGCTTCCTCAGCGCGAACTCAGGATTGTTGTTGTAGCCGAACATCACGCGCGACAAATCACACTTCCTCACCGGCGCATTGTCCACAATCCATTGCCAAACGTGGGACAAATCCTCTTTCGGTTTCGCAGTTGTCGGTTTCGGCTCATCTTTCGCCAATCCCCATTTTACCCGATTGGCATGATTGAGTGCGGCACGAGTGCGGGTACATTGGAGGCAGAAGTTGCGCGATACGCGCGCGCCGATCATTTTTCCACATCCCCGACATGGTTTATGGAGGTCAGTTCGGCTCATTAGTACGTCTCAGCCTCATACCGAGTGAGGAAGAAATGTATGCCGTGGCTGCATTCATTCCAGCGATCCTCGTCCCAACTATCAGGAATGATCTTCTCGCCAATCGCCGGATAGATAAACTGTTTGTTATATTTCGAGCAAATTGGAGAGCCATCATATTCGCAGTTGATACCTTCAACGGCGCGTAAGATTGCATATTCAGCGCGACATTTGCGCCCGGTTGCATTTGAGCGTTTCACATCTTTGGGAATTTCAAGAGTAAGTAAAACTTCCCCATGCTCAAACGCAGCTTTCTTATAAACCAGCAAATCGCCATCGGACAAAATTGAAGTAACCGCAAGAGCGTAATCTGATAGGTTCTTTGCGCCGCTCAGGTTTGCGCCGCTCAGGTTTGCGCCGCTCAGGTCTGCGCCGCTCAGGTCTGCGCCGCTCAGGTTTGCG